CCTAAGTAGTGTAGAGCAGCCGATATCCTCACGTACCGGTCATTGGGGACGATAATATCATCCCCATAGACCCGGATGTGGCCGATCAGATTCTTAATCTTATTCAACGTAACGTTGCCATCGATGGAAACACCGATAGCAATCATTAAGAAGATAAGGCTTTGAATCGGAAAGGTTACAGCCGTCCCTTGCGTGGCGAATTTGTTCAATAGAACAAAATCGCCTAAAATGTCCTCTCTGACATAACGCGTGCGTGATGAGTGTAGGACGTTAAGAAGAGGGGAATTTCTCCTCAACATCCGTTCAACCACCCAACACGACAGGCGGTCACTTGCACTGCTTAAATCGACAGTGCAGAGTGATCGATCTGTGGAAGCTCTAGCCACAAGGTCAGCAGACAAGTCTTGTCTTCTCAGAGTTATGAAGGATCCGAGAATAGAATCACGGAACCTTCCCTCTAAGAAGTTAAGAACAAGCTGTTGACACCACTGGTGTTCCAGTGGTTCAGCTGCAATCAGTCTAGGACCTTTTAAGGTCTTAGGGACTGCGTGCAACTGACTAGCGACCTCGTGATTACGAGGCCACTCCCGTGGATCATTGGCTGTTCTGCCCATGATCTGAAACGGGAAGTAGGCATTGAGCTTAGCAGGCCAGTTGTCGAATGAGTACTTGTACCCATTCTTAGGCTTGACTGCTACGGCACCACGTCCGTGCCTGAGGCCCGAGTAGCCGATTCTCTCGAGTTCTGCCCCTGAATAGGAGCTTGGCTCGATTGGACCGACCGCTCTTGCGAAGAAGTCAGCGACCTGCTGGATTCTTCGGAGATCGTCCTCGAGACCTTCCTCAATTCGATCGGACTCTGTCCGTTGAAATAAAGGAAGATCAGAACCCATGCCGTCACAAATGTGAAGAGCACGGGTATCATTATGAGGATCGAGAATGTCCTCTGACCATCGTAATGACGGTCGTCGGATGTTCCGCTCGATGTCATGAAAGTCCTCCATGGCGAGTTTAACTCGCTCTGAAGAACAATCGACAGCATATTTCTTTCCGAAACAACAAAGTTGTCGAAGAAAGGCAATAGCTGTGACGTCAGCGTCTACCCTCAGACTAGCATCTCTGTGAAAGACGCGCAACCAAAGTCCTGAGAATAATCTCGGCACTTTGACCCTGCATGAGACCGCTTTTGAAAGCGGACCCATCAGCTCAAGGCGTCCAACCTCGAGGGCCCTCGTTAGAAGGTCATCAAGGGATGGAAGGTCAAGGGTGAACAGCCCTAGACCCCTACTTTCACATAAACGGGCGAGTCTCTCAACATCTCGAGAAACAGCCAGTTGATGCGGGTACGCCGAAAGAACATCCGCAAGGATGCCTTTCGTAACGTGGAGTAGACCATTTGCTTGGCTTTTCATACTGGCACTCCTGTCAGAGTGGAAAGTATTCCAAGCCGGCAAACCTTAGACGTCTAGTCTAGCAAGCTAGACTACGACTGCCAACCGACGAGTGACTCTTGGAACTCCGTTGTTGCCAACAGGAGTCGAAGAGCATTCGACACCATAACAACATCAGAGACAGTATTTCCGACATCGTTTTCGATGACGCAATACGCCTTGATGATGTTAGCGGGAAGAGTCGGGTCAGCGTTGTAATCAGTCCGTAGAACTTCTACAGAGTGACGTTCAACGGGGACCTTTCGCTTCGAGTCAATACGACTCGAATGCGAAATGGAGATGGCGTAATCCTTGTCACCATTTTTCAGGAGATACTTCGAAGAGAAGTTATCCTGATTGATTTTGACGAGGGTACGATCACCACCATCGAGGTCTTCGAGAGGCAAGGTATTGCCGAACATGGTATTACTCCTTTGCTACGTCTTAAGTTTTACGAGGAAGGGTTATCGCCCTCTCCTCGTTATACTCAGAGACGAAGCGATACCCAGCTGCCGATTTGATAAATACGGCAGCGAGGCTGAAAGGATAACCGGAACCATTTGCCTACGTTTCTGTTCATATCGAACATACAATGGGGACATATATGCCCCTGTTGGTTCTGTTCGAGCATGTTCAGGACATTGGGTTATGGTTGTAGTTTGTCGCATAATTGCGACGCCTTCCAGATGGGCTCCTACCACGTTGCGATGTGCCATAAGCACATCGCCCATGTTAGAAAACCAATCTGCAAGCCAGCTCCAAGGCATCAGTTGCCAAGCCGTGGAAATATCCACGTCTAAGCCTCTGACAGCCTGTGCAGCTATACTACTCAGTCGGGGATCTGCCGGTGACATAGTCATCGACAGGTCTGGGGACCATCTTGAATGGCCCCAAACACGCTCACGCGTCTCAATGGTGAAATCTCTAGGCCAATAGGCATAGAGAGACTGAACACTTTGATTAAAAGTGCCAGTCGTAATATCATCATCGAGCCTGACTGTCCTTCGTAGACCACTACCCCCATGGAGGGATTGTAACTCTCTAGTACGTTGACCTACCTGTTGCTGAAAGAACAGCAACTTCAGTATGTCTCCGTATAGAGGGCGAATCCCAAACTGATAGCGAAGATTAAGATCAGCAGTGCGTCTAATGACGTCACCACTGAACCTCCTGAATAAATCAGGAACTTCGCGCAGTTCCGCGAGGGCGGCCGCATAATCAACAAGCGGTCTGGATGGATTAGTCCTAGCAGCACAAGCGGCTGCCGCGGCATAATTATCCATAGTGTCTACACCAAGATGCACGGTACCATTGGCAGGTTGCCTGAGCCAGTCACATGTATAGTTGGTAAACCAACTATCAAAGTAATTAGACCAGGGCTTGTCAATGATTCCACCCCTACGTTCCAAGTGCTCCACGTATAGTGGACCACAATCTCCTGGACCAGGATCATCGCTACAGAGATCAAACTTTATCTCTATATCGTGACCTGTACCAGTAGATGGCTCATGGGTGAATCGACCAGCATCCCCACCATAAAGGTAGGATCGCTGGAAGCGTGTCCGTGACATCACAGTATCCTTTCTTGAGGGTTGAGTCTATAAGACTCTGCGAGGACGGGAAACCGTC